GTTAAGAAGGATGGGTTCTGGAACTATGATAAGTCAGAGTTTGATAAGGTAGCACCTTTACTAGATGATGATGATGCATTAGAAGCATTGTGGAAGAAGCAGTATTCTTTATCTGCTATCACTGCACCAGATCAGTTTAAGTCATATGAAGATTTGGAGAGACGCTTGAAAACTGTCTTAGGGCAGATACAAAAGCAAGCACCTAGACTAGATGAGGAGGTAGTATCTGAAGCTGAAGATCCAGTTCCAGTGGCTGCACCAGTATCAACATCTTCTGATGAAGAAGATGAAGCACTCAGTTACTTTCAAAAGTTAGCTGACTCTTGAGATACAATCAACTCTGCTTGACCCTCTTGGTCATAGCAGCATATATAAATCTACTTAAGTAGATCATGTATACAATCTAATATTCTCTCCTTTCTTTAAGGTGTTGCTCACATACTGGGCAGCACCTTTCTTGTATGGCATGATCTTATCCATATCATTAAGAACCACATTTAGGTATGTATTTTTTAGAACAAATATATTTCTTTTATCTTCATCTATTTTTAATTCATATTCATGATTGGTCACTGGTTTAACAACATTTGCTACTGGAATTGTATGATATGTTCCATTGTCAAAGAACTCATAGTAGTGAGCATTGCCAGTACCAACCTCACCTTTGACAGTAAATGTAACTTGCTCTGTTCCACCTATGCTAGGATTCTGAACAGATGGAATTTCTGGTAATACATATTTGAATCTAATTGTAACATCGCCAACAGCAAGAACCTCAGTAACAGGAAATCTTCCATTATAAACATCAGTAGATACATTTTGAATTAGAACTTCATCACTTACTTTTAAATCTTTGATACCATTATTCATGGTAACAGTTGCTATCTTGGATTCAGTGCCAGATATTTGAGTTATCTTTGTATTGATAGCTTGAATAAAATTGCCATTAGTTTTCCATGTGTTTGGAGTTTCTAATCCACCCTTGAGTATGACAGCACCTTTTGTATTCTTAATTTCTATAGTTTCATAGTGATGAATACCAGAAAATAATTTATCATATGTTCCATATTTTTCTAGTAAAAAATTATCTAGAGATGATTGTGGAAGAGGCCACTCTGATTGCACATTAGTTATGTTGTTAGCTAGTAGAACTAACCAATCTAAAGTGGGGTCATCATAGTATTGTTGTGCAATAGTATCTGGTCTATCATCACCTACAATGCTATACTTTTCAAAGTAAGTTAAATCTTGAAAAATGTCAGGACGTAATCTGCCACGTTTGAATAGATTTTTTACAGTGATATAGTTGGATATGTCATTAGCATTGGGATTGCGATTGACATAATCAAGATTTGGTACTTGTCTGAAGTAAGAGTTTGTCATAGTTAGAATCCTGTTCCTTCTTGTCCTTCATCATCATTCCAGAAATCATCATTGTATATTGGAGTTATCTCTTTGAAAGATAGACCTACCTGATAAGAGGTCATTGAACCATCTCCTCTACCACCATCATCCTCATAGGTTGCATATGAACCATCTGGTGTATAGTCAACATTGAATCCAGTCAAAGCACATATCTTTATATTATTTAAGAAAGGATGTGGATCTCCATTCTTATATGTATATTTTAACTTCCAAACATTTGGACTCTTTAAAAAGATTCTACTATTAGATCTCTTAGGAGCCATTTGTTTTTTAAAGAATCTGATAATTTGTTTTACCTTGTCAGCCTCCTTTGGTTCTCTAGGTGTAAATCTATAGTTGTAGTTGAATGTTCTTAATTGAGGACCATTGAATAATACTTCTAGATTATTATTGACTGTTAGTCCTGTAGATCTTCCTATTATGTTTGCACCCAATGCTTGTTGTGCAAAGAATGCTTTTATTAGTTCTGGACTAAGAGATTTAAAAGCTGCAGCACCAGTTTCTTTTCCTTGTTGCAATATTGATGTAAGGTCAAAACCTCCTCCAGTTAAAAGATTAGCTCCCTCATCTATTACTTTAGTGGCTATATTAGCTCCTGCTAGTTGTAAAGGATTTATTGAATCTTCTCCCCAATTAACATTGTTTGATTCTGATATGCCAGGTTGCATAGGTAGACTCACCACTCCTCTTCTAATTTTTTTCCTCCTATCCATGTCTGTAAGTTTGAAAAAATTTGATGTATTACCAAGATCACCTGCAGCATAGTCATAACATGTTATCTTAAAGAAATCAAAATTTGAAGTGTCTTCTTGATTTAAAGGATATCTTCCAATAAAAAATCCCTCTGGGTCTCTAGGAAAATCATTTACAGCAGTTCTTGTTGCACTATCTACTAAGTCTGATATTGATGGTTGTGATTGTACATTTTTATCTGTTGGTGTATAATCAGTTTTGGATCTTTCATCCTCTGGTAAAGCAAAATACAAATCATTAGTGATAGTGCTTAAGTTTTTTACATTTTGCGCATCTCTTAAAAAATTCTTAGCATCTTGAGCTCCATTAGTTGTCCATTTACCATTTTTATAAGTTAATTTCCCTACCTTCAATCCAGAAATTTTTTTATTAGCAGTCGCAGTAACTTCATTATTTTGTATTCTTATTGTCCATAATTGAGTCTGACGCTTATCTTTCACATTCATTATGGTTGCGCTATTCTCTTCAAATGTCATGGAAGAACTATTTTTAGTTATTTAGTCTTAAAGTTTGCATAAGATAATGAACGTAGATAATCTATCTCATCATTGTTGATCACATGCAATCTTCCTACCACCTCTTGCCATGTATAGTTCCTTGATGTTCCCCAATGAAAGTTAAGTCCTTGGAATCCCCACCTTTCTACAAAGGTAACAGCAACAAGAGGAAACTCATCATACACACCAGGTGTTTTGGCATTATATACAAAGGTATAGTATCCACCTGCATCAGGAACTAGTTCAGTTTGACTGAAGACCTCCATGATATTCATCATGATGTCATCAGCACTGGTTAGTCCTTCAATTTGTTCTTGAAGTTCTTCTGTTCTCTCTGACATTACTTGATACCTAACTCATCTTCTGTGATAACTTTGAATTCAATTCTTCTATCTAAACAAAACTCTTGTGCTGCTTTCCATTTAGCTTGGTTAACAGCATAGGTTGTAAGTTCATACAGATATGATTTAGTCACTCTAGATTTTTTCTTTGGTGGCTTAGTTTGCTTCTTTGGTTTGACTTCAACCACATAAGTTTTAACTTTACCATTACTTTCTTTTACTTTCATAAGAAAGTCTGGATAGTATCTATGAGGTCTATGATCTACAGGAGATAGGTATGGAATACTTATCTCTTCAGATGCCCATGCTATAATATTCTCATTCAGATCACAGTATCTACAGAACTTACGCTCCCAACTACTACGACATATTATATTATTTGGATTGCCTTGATATTTCTGAGGGTACTTTGGTTTGTACTTACTCTTAATACTTTCAGCCATCTCTTATACATAATATATAATCTAAAATATTTATAGATGGCGGGAGCACGACCACAAAAATTAAGAGTTACTGATATAAAATCAAGGTTACTTAATGTTGCTCTATCTTCTCAATATCTTTTAACTCTATCCATACCAGCAGCAGTAAGATCTAAGGTATCAGATCTAAGTAATTTGGATTTGGATAATATTGCTTTGTCTTGTTCAGAAGCAAACCTACCAGGTTCTTCACTAGCTACTCATGATGTCACTAATGATTATCAGGGTGTGACTGAGAAGATGGCTTATAGAAGAATCTATGATGATGTGTTAGGGTTGACATTCTATGTTGATAGAAACTATAATGTAATTAAACTATTTGAAAGATGGATTGATTATATAAGTGGTATTACAGATACTGAAAGATTTAAAAGTCCATTCACAAATCAAAGAGTTTCTTATCCTAAAACATATAAGAGAGATATATTCTTGAGTAAGTTTGAGAGGGATCATTTTTCAGATGAATCCACTATCCCTAAGGTAACTTTTGACTATACTTTTGTTCAAGCTTTTCCTAGAGATATTACTGCCATTCCAGTTTCATATGAAGCTAGTCAAGTTTTAAAATGCAATGTATCCTTCTCATTCATAAGGTATGTTGTGGAGGACAAAAGAGAAACTCTTGCTGGTATTCTCTAAATAAACTACACCATAAAATATTATGCCATTACCAACCATTGCTACACCAACTTATGAACTTGAGTTGCCATCTACAGGAAAGAAAGTTAAGTATAGACCTTTCTTAGTTAAGGAGGAGAAATTACTTGTCCTTGCATTAGAGTCTGAGGATACAAAACAAATTGGCACTGCCATCAGAGCAGTTCTAAAAAATTGTATTCAAACTAGAGGTGTAAAGGTAGACTCTTTACCTACCTTTGATATAGAATATTTGTTTTTAAATATTAGAGGCAAGTCTGTAGGAGAGGAGATTGAAGTTAATCTTATAGCACCTGATGATGGAGAAACTCAAGTTCCAGTGACTATTAATATAGATGATATTAAAATTCAAAAGGATGAGAAACATACTAATAAGATTAAACTAGATGCTAACTTAATGATGGAGATGAAGTATCCATCTCTAGATGAGTTTGTCAAAAACAACTTTGATTTTGAAGAGAAGATTGATATGGATCAATCATTTGATTTGATTGCATCTTGTATTGATAAAATTTATAATGAAGAGGAAGTGTGGGCTGCATCTGATTGCACTAAGAAAGAGGTAAAAGATTTCTTGGAACAGATGAACAGTTTGCAGTTTAAGGAGATTGAAACTTTCTTTACTACAATGCCTAAGTTATCTCACAATGTGACCATCAAAAATCCTAAAACTAAAGTTGAAAGCACTGTGGTATTAGAAGGGTTATCATCTTTTTTCGCATAGGTATGGTGCATATGGATCTAGAGAACTATTATAAACTTAATTTCTCCTTGATGCAGTACCATAAATATTCATTAACTGAGATTGAAAATTTAATTCCTTGGGAGAGGGATATATATGTTGGGTTACTTCAACAATATCTAGAGGATGAAAGGTTAAGACAACAACAATCCAGTAGTTAATGGCTCCAGCAACCACCAGTCCAGTTAAAATACTTACAGACTTAGGATATGAAG